AAATAGGGGTTGGTAGTAAAGGGGTCAACGTCTCTGTGCCCCTCCTCTACCACGGTTTGATTTCCGTGATTCTCGTTTAAAAGATCCGTCAGGTTGTTTAGATGCATCATCTGTAGAACCTGTTCTGATTCCTAAACGTTCTCTAGCTGCAGAGTGTTTACGCTTGTATTCTTTAGAATGAGCATATTTACCACCTGGGCTATTATCTTTTACATGCTTAGCTCTAGACTTAGCATTAGTCCTATATGTTTCAGTTGATGATTTTGCCATACATCCTTTGGTTAATTAGGTCAGGGTCTACTTTTGGTAGTATATTAGCTAGTTTATCTAAGGGATTACCATCATAAGCAATTCCACTAATATCATTAGTCTTAAGCCACTCACATGCGGCTTTTAAATCTTGAGTAGAAGCAGTGCCACCTTTGACCCGTTTAAGGAATTCTTCTGTGACAAGGCTATGTAATTCGTTGAACTGGTCTTCAGTGGCTTTCTTCATTAGTCTTTAGTTCCTGGGAATAAATTCTTTTTAATTAACTCGACTGCCTTATCATCAATGGTATTATCAGTTGATGCTGCATAAGCTTCAAGTAGTTGTATAACTAATTCCTTTACAGCAGATGAGCTGAGGAATGCCATGAGGACGGGTTTGATAAGTACGATCATTTTTTATTAAATGGGTTGATTTTTTGTATTAAAGATTTCTCTTTAGGTTTGGGTGGGTTTTGTTGTTTTAAGTATTCTTTTATGGATACTATATCTGAACAAATATGAGACACACGAGTTCCAGGTTTTATCATTAAACCTTTCTGTAATAATTTAGAACAATTATCTATACGAACCAATTCGTAGTTTAATTGCATCTTTTCTTCTTGACGTTTACCAATAGATTTACAACGTTCTTGTATTTCATTATCTAAAGGTACCATAAAGTTTACTTGAAATCCCCAGTTTTCATTTTTAACATATGAGTCATAATTTACTGGTATTTCAGGTTGAACATGATTACCCATATAAAAAGGGCTAAACGTCATCGTAGCACCATTACAAGAAATTGATGGTCCTAAATGTTGTCTAGAAGGTGCTCCATTGTTTTGAAATTGGACAGCTTGGTTGGTCACATTGCCCGTTGCAGCTGCCACAGGATTAGATGTATTGTTTATTTCATCCTCTGCTTTAACAGGTATACCTATTGTGAGAAGACTGACAAGGATGTAGTAGTAGAAGTAGTGTCTATATCTCGTGTAATTTCTTCTAGAGATAATACTTGACTTGCTGCTCTGGTTGTTATTTCTAAAGTAAACGGATCTCCAGCTGTTTCTATCTCGAATACTACATCTGATGCAGATATTCCTCCAGATGTTGCTGAAGTAGCTGTTACATTTTCTCCATTCCATGTATTTATTGCAGAACCATAGGTTGTTGTATCTATGGTTTCTGTTATCTCTTGAGTGGTAGTAGTAGTACTTTGCATACTACCTTGGGTAAAATTAGGTGTTACTAATTCTGCTCTTGCTATCGTGGGTGATATCAATAGGAAGAATAAAAACCATTTTTTCATTACTTTTGTTTTTCGTTACCGTTTTTTTTATTATTACCGTTACCAGTAGTTAACCCAAATGTTGCCAGGGCTCCAGTAAATATCGAAGCCGGAAATGTAATATCTCCACCTGGACTTTTCTTTATCATAGGTATTTCTACATAATTTAATGTAATAATAAATCCACTCCAAACCACAACGCCAAGGCGGACGAATGTACCTAAGATTTGTATTTGGTGTTCTTGATCTTCTGCAGCATCTTTTAATTTACTGAAGAAACCTTTTTGTTTTTCTGTCGTTGCTCCTTCCATTTGTTAATTTTCTTTTGTAAGAACTTTTGAAGTTGTTTTTTTATTTTATCAAATAAAGGTTGTGCAAAAGTAGTAGCAGCTACAGCTGTAACAGCAGCATAAGTAGCTGCAGTAACCACTTCTGTAGTAGGTAATGGTACAGGAAAATCAATAATAGGAATTGTAACACTAGGGGCTACAGGTTCTTCAGTATTAGATTCTGCCTTTACCCCTTCAGGTCGTTCCAAATCACTAGGTGGAACTACAATAGGTGGAAAGGATGGTATTTTAGCTGATGGTGGTTTAAATTCAAGTGATGTTATAGATGGTGATTTAGGTATACTTAATTTAGGGAGTGATATACCAGACATTAATTAAGCGATATTAGCTCTACCTATTTCTCTCCAATTACTAGAAGCATACATTAAATGTATAGTATCAGTTTTATGATCTAATGAAAAATCTGAACCACCATCTAAGAATATGTTACCAGTAGCATCTTTTACTACAATAGTTCTACCGCTATGATTTGCTCTAAGAACTAATTGCATACCTTCTTCACCACCATTAATTGTATCTAGATCATCTGTACTAGCATCACTTTCAGTATCAACAGTATGATATGAATTGGTTACTGTAATAACTCCACTAGCTATTGTTAATTCTGCACCAACAGTATAAACAACTTTATCTGCTGTTACACTATTAGTTGCTATAGCACCATCAGAAGAGAAGCGTCCATCAGTTATGGCTTCTACTTGTGACGTACCGTCAAATGTTCTGTATGTCATAATTTGTTAAATTCCATAAACTGCGTTTTCTATTAGTAGTGTTATATTTGAACTACCTTTCTGAGCTTCTACATAGATTTTCTCTCCTTCTGTATTTACTGTTATATGATTATCATTTCCTGTAGTTCCTGTTAATGCTGTATCTGCTACACCATGAACTTCAAATCCTGTACTTCCAGCTAATAAATAACATTCTTCTTGTCCAGCTCTAGTATCATAAGCAAATATACCAAAAGTATCAGCTTCATCATCATTTATAATCTTACCTATACCCATAGTAGTAGGAGGTGTAAAGGTAGCTGCTTCACTATCACCTAAAGATGCAAAATGAGCATAATTCCAAGCAACTCCATTATGAGTAGGTATAAATCCAGATGGTAAATCAGTAATACCGTTAGGTAGTACTACTTTTAAATTTGTATAAGTAGTTGTTTTAACTGCTTCACTTCTAGTAACCACACCTGTAACATTTTTTACAGCTCTAGTTGCACTACCATCAACAACTAAATCTTTTCTAGCTACTTCGGTATCAGCATTCAAAACGCAATCTATACTATTTGAACCCCAATCTGCTACTGTAAGTGCTTTAACGGCTGTCCATGTAACACCATTATCAACTACAGTATTACCTTCAGTTGTAGGCCATGTAGGTTCAGTTGCAGAATGTGTAGTACCTGCTGAAGTTACTTTAAAAAAGTATCCAGCTTGAGTGCCAGTACGTCTTCGTTTAATTGTATCTAAACTATAAGCAGTATTAGCTGTCCACGCACCTGGGTCATCTACATATGGAAGATTGACATAACAGTTATTAGCTGATGTAAATTTAACTAATGTACCAGTTACAGAAGTAAAATCTTGACCACCTACATTTTCAACAATAATATTATGACATCTATTACTAGAACCTGCAGCGGTATCTCCATTTATATCACAAAAGATACCGTTATCAGATACATTTTCAACTCTAATATTTTTTACAGTACCACCATACAAGGCACTATAAGCATAGAATTGGATGCCTATATTTTCATCATTATCACCACCACCCCATTGTCCTCCATCTACGTGGACAAATTTACTTTCAAATCTACCACCAATTGCTCCAGTATAATTAGAAGAACAATGAGTATAATTAAAGTTCCAACTAGATCCAGCTGAATTAACTCTTACACCATATTTTTGATGATTATTAATTCTACAATTATTTAATGTACCTAAATAAGATTTACTTCCATCTGTTTCTTGTACAGGTTTACCATCACTACCTTCTAATTGTGTACCAAATAAAATACCACCGTATCCTAATGATTTACAATTTACATAAACATTATCACATCCAGAAAAAGGTGAGTTTCTAAAATGAATACCCCAACCACCTGTTATACTAGAAAGAGATCCAGTTTGTTGTGAATGGTTTAAAATATATAAATCTCTAAACCATACTCTATCTGCTCTAACAGTATCACTACCAACAACAAATGCTGATACATTATTTGTTATATTAGATATTTTAGTACCTTCATCTACTTGACTACCTTCACCTTGGATTGATATAGATTTTAATATAGTAATTGAACTTGTTATTTTGTAAGTACCCCTTGGTAGATAAAGAGTACCGCCTGTTGGTAATGCATCTACTGCATTTTGAATAGCAGTAGTATCGTCTGTTGTACCATCACCTTTTGCACCATAGTCTAAAGCAGAAACGCCTAAATTATGGCTTAAATTTGTTTGTATTTTTGTTAATGCCATAATTATAAAGTAGCTAAGTATTGAGTCCTATTCATGTATACAGTAGGATTTGTACTAACTACAGGATTAAAATTGTCAGCCACATCATAAGCATGATCAAGAGGCCATTCTACTTTATCTTCTGGATGAGATGCTTTACCGCCTTTGCTGATTAATCCTAATGATCCATCAGCTCTAAAAAATAATTTCATGATTTTAAGTTGTTGTTGTCCAAGTCCCTCCAGCTGCAGGAGCGTCAGCAGCAAAAAATTCTGTGCCGTCTTCAACTACCCAGCAACGTTCTTTTCTAACATTGCAATTTCTATATGTACCAGGACCATTCCTTACTCTCATTCCAGCTCCTGTACCAAAATTACATCCTGCCATTAGATCAGCAAAGTCGATACTATAATCAACATTTAAAGATTCTTTTCCATTTGTATTACCACTGACACATAAAGAAGATGTTTGAACTTCCCCTGCTTCTTGACCTAATAAGTCTCTTGTTATACCAGAAGGCCATTTGGTATTATTAATAATATATAAGAACCAATGTCCAGCATGATCAGGAACAAACCATTGAGCGTTGTTTCCAGTTCCTGTAAGGTTTACTGCAGTACCAGCATCAGCGTTAGCAGCAGTAGTTGCTAATTTAATTGTATTGTCATCAACTCTTATAACCCAATAAGGATACTTATTACTTAGTCCTGCAAGTGTTGTTCCACCACCATTGTTATAAATAACTTTATCTCCAGTAGTATAGTTATGTCCTGTAATAGTTATAACTTCAGTACTAGTATTTACTGAACTAGTAGCAACCACATCAGCACCAGCATTTAGATGTAAAAAGTCTAAACAATCAACCATATTATCTCTAATATCCCAAATCATTTTACCTGTAAATAAATCAGGTTTAGGGAAATTATTTCCTCCAGCGTAAATAAAATAATCTGGTCTTATTGTAGTAGTATCACTTCCTGTAATATCACTATCTGCTCCACCTTGGATAGTATTGTTATGGACTCTATATATTAAAGTCATCTGTGTAGACTCTGCAATTGGTTCTAATCCAATAGCATATTTTATTTTCTTTTCTAAATTAAATACATTATCTTTTATAAGAGTAACGTGTCCTTCATTATTGTAATCTAAGTTAGAAGAAGAAGCTCTTTGAACTTGAAGTAACATAGAAGCTGTACCACCTCCTGTATCCCAGTCTGTAGTACCAGCCCATTCAGAACCAATATGGATTTTATTGTTTATAATTGT